TTAAAACATTTGACCCGTCTCACCCAACAACAGCATTCGCTGAGTTTGTAAAATCTACTCTTCGGGGTATTTCTTCAGGTTTGGGAGTTTCCTATAACTACTTATCCGGTGATTTAGAGGGGGTTTCATACTCTTCTATCCGTGCTGGCGTACTCGATGAGCGTGATACGTGGCGCGACATTCAGGCGTGGATGATTGAGACGTTATGCGATAAAGTGTATGAAAAATGGCTCGAATACGCACTTTTAACCAAAAATTTACCTCTTCCGATCGAAAAATTCGACAAATTCAACGCGGGTACATGGCAACCGCGCGGCTGGGCATGGGTAGATCCGTTAAAAGACATGCAGGCTTCAATTTTGGCGATCAACGCAGGACTAAAAACCGCTCAAATGGTCGCAAGCGAGCAGGGATTAGACATTGAGGACGTATATATGCAACTTTCACAAGAGGCGGCAATGCGTGAAAAACTTGGAATCAAAACAGATTTTAACTTAAAACAGGAGGCGATCGATGCACAAAACCAAAACAACAACGCGACAGATTGAAACGCTCTACCGTAATTTCGAGATTCGTGCAGTAAGCGAAGAGAATCGGACGGTTGATCTTTCATTTTCGAGTGAAGAACCATACGAAAGATACTGGGGGGTAGAAGTCCTTGACCATTCACCAACTTCGGTTAATTTGAGCCGCCTTAACAATGCAGCGCCTCTATTGCTTAACCATGATACATACAGTCAAATCGGAGTAGTCGAATCGGCTGCTATCTCATCAGAAAGGAAAGGTGTGGCAACCGTTCGTTTTTCCCGCTCGGAACGCGGGGATGAGATATTTCAGGATGTCGTAGATGGTATTCGTAAAAACGTGTCGGTCGGGTATCAAATCGAAGAGATGATGCTTGAGAGTCGTGACGGTGATACCGAAACATACAGAGTTACAAAGTGGACGCCCTTTGAGGTGTCAATCGTATCAGTACCAGCTGATACATCGGTGGGAGTTGGACGCTCCAATGATGAATCACGGGCAAACGTGACTATGCAGGTGGTTGTAACTACGTGGGTAGAAGATGAAGAAAATCAAATTAACGAAAGTGAGGACGTAATGGACGAAGAAAATACAGTAGTTCCACCAGTGGAAACAGAAGAAAAAGCGCTTAGAAAACTATCTAACGATGCAGGGGAAATCCTTTCACTCGGTGAGCGTTTTGAACAACGTGATGCGGCAATTGAAGCCGTCAAAAGTGGTTTACCACTCGAATCATTCCGTGTTCAAGTCATGGATCGGATTGAAACAAAACAAAAGGAGACAAAAGTGAATTCAAACTCAGGTGATTTCTTAACTGAAAAAGAAAAAGGCGAATATTCATTGATGCGAGCGTTGCGTGATGCGGCAAACGGAAAACGTGATACATTCGAAATGCGTGTAGGTGAAGAGGCGGCACGTGCCAACGGCATCGAAGCTCGCGGACTTTATATCCCTGCTGATATGTTGATGCGTACTATGTCGGTAACTGATACCGGTTTCGGTGGTAATACTGTTGCTACAAACATTGCAAGCGGTTCATTTATCGACATTTTGCGAAGTAAATCGGTTGTAATGGCGTTGGCTACAAAGCTTGATGGCTTAGTCGGTAACGTTCAAATTCCTCGTCAAAGCGGTGCGTCAACAGTTTATAAACCTGCTGAAAAAGTGGCAATTACTCAAAGCGATGTTGCGACTGACTTTATCACGCTTGCTCCTACTCGCTATGGTGCATCAGTTCCGGTTACAAAACAATTATTGATGCAGTCATCTTTAGCGGTTGAGAACATGATCCGCAACGATATCGCGGCTCAAATCGCTCTTGCTATCGAATCGGATGTTATCGCGGCGATTCTGTCAGGTGCGACAACTGTGGCACTCGGAACAAATGGAGCCGTTCCAACTTGGCAAAACTTTATCGATCTTGAGACAGCTGTAACAGCGGCTAACGCAGACATGGGTCGCCTTGCATATCTCGTCAATGCTAAAGGTCGCGGTAAACTCAAATCAACTCCAAAAGTAGCAGGGTTCCCTGAATACATCATCGACAAAGATGGAGCAATCAACGGATATGAGCAACTCATGACCAACCTTGTACCATCGAACTTGACAAAAGGCACAGGTACAAACTTATCGGCAGCAATCTTTGGAAACTTTGACGATGCTTTAATCGCTACATGGGGCGGACTTGATATTATCATGGACGTATACACACAAGCAAAAGAGGGGATTATCAATATCACCGCAGATCAATTCGCAGACTATGACCTACGACATACTGCAAGCTTCGCAGCTATCAAAGACATGGTAACAGTTTAACAATGACTGATTACGAGGCACTCGTTAACTCCCCAGTCGGGGAGGACTGTACCATCGATGGAATTAGCGCACGTTGCATATTTGACATCGATGGCGGTGAATATGAGGAGAGCGTACCGACGCTTCGCGTGCCGGTATCTCAATCCATAACGAGTGCTTCGGTCGTAATCGTTCGTGGTAAAACGTACGGGGTAATATCCATGCTTGACGATCCGTTTGGAGAGCGTAAAGTTATCTTAGGAGATATTCTATGAGTATGGGCTATTACTTAAACGAGACAGACGCGCGCACTGATATAGTCGGGGCGATCAAGCCTATTTATGGGAATTGTGCCTTATTTGTAGCAGAACGAAGCGCGGTTAATTTAGGGCTTAGAGAGGTTATCTTTGTTGCTCGCGTTCCAAAAGACGACGCGAAGAGCGAAGAGGCGGTTAATGCTTTATTTGCTCTCCAAATCGCTCAACCGGCACAGCGGTTAGAATGGCAGGGTACAAAGGTTGATTTTCTCAATGATAACGAGACAGAATATCTTATGATTAAGGCGGTAATTACAAATGGAAACTGAACAAGTAACTATTGAATATATGACTACCATCATTATTGATGGTGTCGAATATAGCGGAACAGTGACGGTCGATGAGGCAACAGCTGAAACGCTCAAAAACACAGGAAAGGCGGAATAAATGGCAGTTCAACAAACGCTAAAAAACACGGTTCTAGCGAAATCGGGCGGGCTTCCAGCGGCAACGGATATTATCACAACCAACGGGATTGTTTTTGTTAACCCGAAAATCAAATCCGGTGATTATGATGATGTCGGAGCGGGTACTATGGGTACTAAAAAAACCTATATCGACCCTAACTATATTACGGCAGAATTTGACATCCCCGTACAAATCAAAAAAACTTCAGCCCTTGGAGTGGCTCCAAAATTATCAGCTTTATATAAATTTTGCGGGCTAAGTGAAAATATCGTGGCTTCTACAAGCGTTGCATATAAGCCGGGGGGAATTACCACGGGTACAGGGCAAGTTAAGGCCTACGTAGATGGATATGTACGAACTATTACCGGAATGGTTGGTAATCTAAAACTATCTGGAAAAGTCGGAGAGCCTCTTGGGGGTACATTTAGCGTTAAAGGGTTTTTAGCAAGTGCGGCGGCAATCGCTGAGGCTAACCCATCGGTAACGCTTGACACACTTAATGCGCCTATCGTATCTCTTGTGTCGGTTGTCACAGCTGGCGGTACAACTCTAAACGCTGATAGCTTCGATTTTGACTTGGGTAATAATATCCCATCTCCAACGTATGCGGTTAGTAAGAATGAGTACTATATCGCGGATTTTGACCCAACACTAACTATCACGGCGGTTAAAACAGTCGGTACAGACGAATCGGCATGGACGGATTTCGCCGCTGGAACAATTCGAGCGGTTCTGATTCAGATCGGCACAGCTGGATCAATGGTTGAGTTAAGTGTGCCTTATGCGATGGTAAAAGACCTATCAGAGGCAGACGACAGTGGAAAAGTAAAACTCACACGTACTTTCCGCGCTCAAGCATCGGCCGGTGGCGATAACTTCACGATTACATACAAGTAATCTGAGGGGTTAGCCTTCCCCTCACAAAAAAGGCAAAAAAACGTTTTCTAAAACATTTTATAAAAAAGGCAAAAAAAAATGAGTAGTAAAGTTTACAGCGCTAAACGCGATACGGTCAAGATCACTTACGAGTTTGCGGACGGTTCACAAAATCAGCTAATCGTGTGTTCAATCTCCACGAAAGAGGGGAGAGAACTAAGCGCTATTGTTAAAAACGAAGATGCGACAATGGCGGATTTTTTCGAGAAATTAGTTCCGCTTCACCTACAAAAAAACGACTCCAAAATCGTTAAAAAAGTGATGAATGAGCAACTCAATGAAGGTGATATTATCAAATTCGGAAAATCACTAAGCGAAGCAATCGAAGATGCTAAAAAAGAAAAGGGAAACGATTAAACCGCTTTGCAAAAGAGTATGCAAGCGGACAAAGTTTTATCCATCTTTCAGAGCATTTAAATAATCTCGAAGATGATGCGGTAATGATCCCA